CCGGACGGCGCAAGGCTTTAACGTGAATGTATATAACCGTTCTGGACAAAACCGTATTGGCTACTCTGGCCGGGTGAATTGGACCGTATTTGCCATTAAAAAACCGGTTAATCGCAAGGTTTATTACAAGGGTACTCACAACATCGTGGTCCCATCGGGCAAGACTGCATTGATTGATTTATTTGCGCCTGGTGGGGGTGCTGGTGGCTCTATTTACAGTGGCGGTAACACCAATCCAGATGGGGTGGATGGTGGCAATACAAAACTTAGCCTGGGCGCCGTTACTATTGCTGCTGGCGGGGGTAAAAAAGGGACTGGTGGTGTATGGGGTAATGGCTCTTCTTATCACAATGGCCAGCCTGGTTTGGGCGGTGTGAATACCATTACAGGCCTTACCAATGCGTTTGATTTGCTGGCCAATGTTCCAGGTAATGCTTCAATTGTTGGCTCACGATGGGAAAGACAGCCTGGTGGTCCTGCAACCTCGTTAAGTTCTGGCCAGGAGATTGACAACCGGGGCGGCTTGGGTGGCTGGGGTATTGGAGACGAAAGATGGTCCTATGGTGGTGGCGGCGGTTCTGGTGGTTTTGTTCAGGTTGAATTTAAGAACACCACGGGCGCAAGTGTTACTTTAAATCTTGAAGTGGGTGCGCCAGGTGTAGGCTGGAAATCAGGTGGTAATCCAGGCGATGACGGCGGCCAAGGTTTTGCTATTGTGAGTACGGACCTCTAACACTGGGAATAAAAAAAATCGGGTTTTTGGGGAGTGTTGATAATCAATGCAATCTAAAAACTCGATTTTTTACTATGTCTGATAGCTTAATTTTAACCATGACAGATGCAGGCCGGCTGGCCATGCTTAATCATGTAGATAATGGTTTTGATTTAACCCTAGTGAGTGTAAAGCTGGGCTCCGCTAACTATAAAGCCGATCCTTTGGCCGCTGGCTTAAAAATGCCCTGGGCAGAGTTTCCACTCATTAATGGCTTTGTTGATACTGATAAGCATTGCCTTAATTTTGTGGCGTCTGGACAAACCAATAGTGTTGTGAGTATTTCCGAGGTCGGTTTATTCGATCAAAACGGGCTGTTGTTCGCCGTGGCCAGCAAGGAAAATGGCTATTTTTTCCAGACTGAAAAAGCAAGCTTCTTTACCTTTAGTTTTTCTGTAGGCTTTGATCAAAATATTGCCGGCAATAAAGTTAAGCTAAGTTTTCGACCACAAGACACCATATTAACGGCGTTATTGGCCTTGCATGTACAGCACAAGGATGCACACCCACAATATAAGCGCTTTGTTGAGGCGTTATTTACAAAGCATATCAAGGAAATTAACCCGCATAACCAGTATGCAATGCGAATAGAAACACAGGCTATGATTGATCATTACCTGGATTACATTCAGCGCTTAACTGCAGTCTTTGTTTCTTTCTTTTCAACCAATATGCTGGGTGGTGTTGCTCAATCTGGTGGCGGTTTAAATGTCACTCTTCCCAATACCGTGAAATGGGCTTTAACTAGCCTAAATTACTGTTTGTTCTTTAATGTCGAGGGTGGTCATGAGGCCTGGGGGAATGCTCGCCAGACCAATGGATTTACAGCCTCTATTTTCAATCGTTCTGGGACCAGTCGTGTCGGTTATAGCGGAAAGGTGGACTGGCTTATCCTGGACAAAACAGATAACCCTATGGCCAATGTATCTATACCGCAATTAATCAAAGCGGATGCAGTTGCGACCAATGGAGCTCTAACCATTCCTAAACTTGAAAACGATCCTAGCTTTAAAGACGCCGTGATCATTATCAATTTTGAAGGGGGCCATGAAGGGTGGAGCATTGCACGTTCTGATAAAGAATTTTCGGTTAATGTGTTCAACCGTTCCGGGACCAGCCGAATTGGTGCATCCGGTAATTTAAATTACATGCTTCTACAGCCTAAAGACGGTAAAGATGACGACGGCCTGGTATCGCCTCGTTTACTTATGGCGGGTGTATCCGAGGTAGGGACGTTTAGCATTGAGCGACCAGATAATAAGGACTGGGATTTTACTAAGGAAGATTATGCAATTTTCATCACGCCCGAAGGAGGCCACGAGGCTTGGGGTATATCTCGCGCTGCAGACAAGTTTTATGTAAGTGTGTTCAACCGTTCTGGGACCAGTCGTGTCGGCTATGGCTGGAAGGTCAATTGGGCCATTTTTGTGGTGACTAAAAAGCTAGGATTCAAAGTCTATTACGAAGGCACCTATAAGATAAAAATCAAGCCTGGCCAGACGCTTATTGTCGAGCTCTTTGGTGCGGGTGGTGGTGGTGGTGGTTCTGTTTATACCGGTGGTAATACTGTTTGCCCTGGGACCAAGGGCGGGAATGCTTCATTGTCTTATGGGGGCAAGTTAATTCAAGCGACCGGTGGTAATCCAGGTAACGGCGGCTGGTGGGGGAATGGCTCACACATGAGTGAGGGCTGGGGTGGTGCAGCAAGTGACAATATCGTTAATATCAGTAGTGCTGATGAGCTATCAGCCGGTATTGAGCTGAATGTTTTAGGTAGCGCTGGCCGGGTAAATACTTGGTCGCCACAAGTCAGAACAGCTGGCCGTGTCGTGGAGGGGCTGGATATAACCAACTATGGTGGTGCTGGTGCCTGGGGTATTGGTGATGAAAGCCGTTCTGGTGGTGGTTCTGGTGCCTCTGGCGGTTTTATCCGTGCCAAGCTTAAAAATACCAGCAATGTTGATATTGAGCTAGATCTAGTCGTGGGTACCAATGGTAAAGGCTGGAGTCAATACGGCAATCGTGGTGAAGATGGCGGGCCAGCTTTTGCCCTGGTTTATGACTAACTGGGAACAAAAAAAATGACGCCGTGAGGGGTTGAGCAAAATAGCGCTATCTAATTGGAGATAGCGCTATGAATCCTGGCCAAGAATTTACCCATACGGTTACAACAACCGTTACGGATACCAAGCAAAGCATTTTGAATGAAACACAACTCACCGAAAACGGCGAAGTTATTATTAACAGCACTCATGCTGTAAACATTCCTTTAGGTGCAAAATATGAAATTGAAGTAACCGGTGACATTAACGGGGGTTCTATTTCCCGAAATTTAAACGTCTTAAACAATCTATTGGGTGACAATGTTTTCACCTTCAAAGATGGCAACAAGGCAACAGATACCGATTTAGTTCAATTTACAGCGGCATACGATGAGGATTTAATGCAATTCTCTGGTACCGCAATAATTAATTCCCTGGTGCGAGTAATATTTGAAGATGGTTCTAGTAAAACCACTTTAGCCGATAGTTTGGGCGCCTGGAGCTTTGATATTGAGCCAGCCGACCTGGAGTATGGCCTTAACAATATCGTGCTGCTGAACGGTACCCGGACCGATCAAGTCAAAGTGATTAATATCACTGTAGATGAGCCAATCACGCCGTTTGATCCTGAATTTACTTACCAGGTGAACAGTGCCGGTACAACAATTTCCGGTACCGTGGAAGATGGCCGCGCAATCGTGAAATTACAGTTTGGCCAAGTCACTCAAACCGTTTTAGTTGATCCAGATAAAACCTGGAAATACGATCTTGTCACGCCGTTGCTACATGGTGCCAGCTTTAGCGTTCATGTTGAGTATGGCCAAGAATCTAGCGATATTCAGACAAAAATATTCTATAAAACAACTGCAGTATTAGACGGCGCGAAAGGTCAGTTTATTTCTGGTTTATCTGCCCCTGGTTCAAGTGTTCAAGTCACAACAACTAAATACCAAACTCTTGTAGCGGCCCCAAGTTTAACCGGTGAATGGTTTGTAGACTTCCCGCAAGGCTTACCAGAGGGCGAGACAGTAACCGTAACGATTAACGACCAGGTGATTGTAGCCATTATTTACATGGGTGAGCCCGATGTGACTTATCTTCTTACAGCCAGTGTGGTTGATTCGACCACTCTAAGTGGTACCGGGCGCCCTGGTGATGACTTAACTATTACTTTAAGCCTGGGTGGTTCAACTAGCGCAATTATTGATTCATTGGGCAACTGGTCCGCAACTCTTAATGTACCTATGACGGACGGTGAGCAAATCACAATCATTGCGGAGAATGGCCAGCGCATAGAAGCTCAATATGTGGCGCCTTTTACAGCGGTATATAGCGCCTATATCAGTAATGACGGTTTAACCGTGTTTGGTACCTCAAATGAGGCTCAAATTTCAATTACTTTACCTGGACAAGCAGAACAGCAATTACCCGTTGTAAACAGCGAATGGAGCATTACATTGGATAGCGCGTTAAATACCAATGACTTGGTTCAAGTGGCCTCAAGCCAGGGCAGCAAAACACTCCAGTTTATTGGAATCCAGGCCTTTACCGCTGAATTAAGCGCCGAAAAAGACAAAATTACTGGTTCAACAGATGCAGGCGTAAATGCCACGATTCGCGTCGTATTTGGTGACAATACCCTGGTAGAAAAAGCTGTTTCTGGTGGTGCTTATGACTTAAACCTGGGCCGCGTTTTACCTGTAGGTGAGGTGATTGTAGTCGCTTGTGTGAATGAGCATGGCGTTCGATCTTCATTGCAAATTGACATTGTGTAATTGGGGTTAGTTACATGCAAAATGAGTACCGTGTTGCTATTAGAAAATTGCTTGAAACGTCTATTCGCCGTGGCCAGCAATATAACTTGCGTCGCTATCAGATCCAGGTCGATGAGGTGAACGACCCGTCACTTGTAAGTTTACGTTTGTATGGTACCCGCAAGTATAGCGATGTGGTGCTCGTTGCTTGTGGCCTCTCTTATGCACATGAATTAATCCCGGTCCAGGCGTTTTACTTCCCGACCATGAAAGATATTTTGCAGCTGCAGAAAAAGCATGAGGTAGTTTGATGTTTGCCCAGGATGAATTTAGAAAACAACTCATGGAGGCGAACGTCAAAAAAGACGCTCGCCAGGCTGTTTCCAGTGAAAAGAAAAACCGAAACCTTGCAGAACAAAACGATAAGCACAGACCAACCTTTTTACGTCCTAACGACGTCTCTGGTGAATATGACTTTAAACGGGCGCTTAAGACTACTTTAGGCGGCCTGGAATTACGAGATATTACCCTGGCCGACCTGGAAATGTTCCAGCGCAATATCCAGACAATCGGGACCTTATACAAGGGTGGTATCACTATTCCGCAAATTATCAGCCTCTCCCGTGGGGATGATATAGACCGGGCCAATCGTGAGATTCACACCGCTATGCCGGTATCACGGCGCGCGGGGAGTGTGATGTTTGTAACCAATTCAGGACCTAAAAGCGACAAGCCTAATCACGTTGTTAATATTGAGTTCCTGGCATTCGATAGCATTGTCCTGGACCCCAAAAAAGAGAAGGCTACAACCATTAAAAACCGATTGGCCAACGGTAAAGTAAAAATTGAGTGCGATTGTGGTCGTTTTACTTACTGGTATCGCTACATTGCGACCCTGGGTAACTTTGTGCACGGGCGTAAAGAGGCTGGCTTTCCAAAGGAACGTAACCCAGATTTAACCGGTATTGCATGCAAGCATATATTGCGAACCGTTCAATTTGTCCGTTCGCCTTTGGGCCAGCAATATCTAAAAAAAGCCATTGATAAGGACCGAACCAAACAACATGGCCGCCGTTATAGTGAATCAACAACAGCTATGGCCAAGATGCTGGATCAGCAAGTCATTCAACAAAAGACCGGGCACCACACTGTTAAGCCTGCTTTAAATACGGAAGTTAAAAAGCTAGTTAAGCGAATTGAATCACAGGCGAAAACGCTGCAACAAAACCAATCAAAACTAGATGAGAAGGGCCGCCGTATTGCCAGGCTCAAGGCGAACTATCACAGCGGCTTAATTGATAAACAAGACTTTGATTTTTATATGGGTGTGGAAAATGCAAGAAAATATTAATCCAATTGCAAACCGGGTGCTTGATGGTCGCAAGCGTATGGTGCGTCGCATGGTATTAACGACCGTTTCAGCTATTCCGGCCCTGGTGTATGCAAAAGTGGTTTTACCGACCAACGACGGCGCCGACCGGACCCAGGAGGCCTGGGGTGGTTTGGGGGTGATGACAGAAGAGGATGAACACGCCGTAGATTATGTAGAAAAAGGATTTGCTATGGTTTTGTTAGATAGCTTCACCGGTGCCGCATTGCACAAAGGCCTTATTGCGGTTGATTCAGCAGACGCATCATTTATGGCCAGCATTGAGCCATTCAACCCAGACCAGGATATTTTTAAACAACCAGACAACGAAACAGGCTGGTACCCGGAAAGCGGGGACGTGATGTGCTTATTGTTGAGTGATCAGTACGCGCTATGGCTTGAGAATGTCGGTCAACAAGGTCAAACGCTCGTTGGGGATTTTGGGACCAAGTATCTACTCAATAAACGTGATGACCTGGCTTACTTGGAATTGTTTAAAAAACGCCCTGAAACCCCTATAAATCCTTAGTTTTCAAATTTGGGAACAAAAAAAATCAGCCCTTTCTAGGGCCCTCAAAATTACCTCATTTCAACCGGCCAAGAACGGCTAAATGAGGTAAAAGATGGCTTTAACTAACGAAGAGAAAAAGTATCACGAATCGGCCCAGGCGGAAATTTCTGCTACAGGCACTTTCCTGAAAAAATACCAAACGGCGCGCGGTCAAACTGGTGTTACAACCGTTAATGCGTATGACAGTTGCCATGCCGAAGGTGAGAAGGATGGCACTTTGCCGGAAATTATCCCTCAAACCTTGATTGATATTTTTGACAGTATTCACCCAGACGGCAAACCTTACGTTTTAGCGGCTATTGAAGCGGGTATTGAAGGCTACCGTGCTGTAAATGGTGGTGAAATGCCGCGCGCAGATATGGTAGCGGCTGGCCTGGCGGAAGGCTTGATTGCTGCAAAAACTATTGACAACTATGACTCTGCAAATGGTACGCAGTTAAATTCCGCTGGTATGGAATCTAACGCCGTTGTTCCGTCTGCAACTATCGTGGCAATTTCAGCACGTATTGCAAATGCTTTACCTCTGGTCGCGTATTTGCCTAACTCGAACGGCTCAAACGTGGTGCCGATCATTTACGGTCGTAACATTGCGAAAAACACGTATGGCGAAGTAAAAGCGGGTGACTACTTAGACGGTCCAAGCGCATCGCTTCAATATTTTGACCCACAATTTGAATTTGCCGCGACTCAAGACGTGGCAGAGCCGAAAAAATACACGTTAATTCCTACCGTTGCTTATGCAGACAATGAAACACGCAAGCCAAGCCAAGCAGCAAAAGCTTTGCCGTTTGTTGGTGGTCGTGTTCGCGTCTATGTAAACGGCGTAGAAGTGGGTAATGATGCAACTCAAAACCATGCCAAGTTTAAAGGCGAGTCTGCAATTATTCCGGTACCTGGTCATAAGCTCATTCTCAAAGATGCAGCCGGCGATCCAGTAGAAGTTAAATTGTACTCTGGTGTTGCGGATTTAGACGCAGGCACTATCGAAGTTGCTTTTGTGGATGAATTGCCAGCTGACGCGCAAGTAACTGTAAATCTAATTGGTGACTATGAAGCGAAAGACACAGACGGTAAGCCGCTATTAACCGTTCCTTCTCTTGATATTGACCTGATTTCTCGCCAGGTGTTCGCGTACCCAATGCGCGCTGTTTACCGTGCTACACGCGAAGCAGTTGGTCAGATGCAACGTGAACTAGGTGTAGATATTCGCGGCGGTATTACTGCAGTCGTGGCAAGCAAATATGCGCTTGAGCAAAATATCCGTCTGTTAAAAGCTGCAAAACGTCGCGCTATCGGTTTTGGTCGCACCTTAGTTGCCGACTTAAGCCGTGGTGCTACTGATACAGCTGCATTTAACAATACCTCTGATCAAGCGCGCGAATTGCTTGTAACGATCAGCACATCGAAAGTGGTCATTAATAAGCTTCTCGACATTACCCCAGCGGGCCACGACATTTTTGTGACTGATAAAATGTCGGTGCTATTTGACAACCTGGCAGATGATACGCATTACCGCAAAATCTCAAATGCAGTGGGTGCACCGAACCAAATCGTTCGTATTGGTTCAATTGACGGCAATATCAATATTTATCACGTTCCAGCAGATGCAGGCCTACTTAAAGAAGTAGACGATGCGGCTGAAATCATGATCGTTGGTCGTGGTGGTGAGCCAGTCCGTAACCCGTTTGTAGGTTTTGTGACAACCCCAATGACTGTCCGCGAATCTAACGCTGTTGATTTTGAAGATGGTGTAACGATTCAAGGTAGCCAAGCCTCTGAACTTAACCCATTAGAGCGTTTTGCGGACCAAGTTGTAGTTATTAATGTGACTAATCTCCCTCTCTCTGTAGTGGGCGCCTAAATCAAACGGCGCACCCTACAAAGTGCGCCGTTTTTCTATTCAAAATGGCAAAGGGTTTAAATCATGTCAGTAGATCAAAAGCAAGCAGTTGAAGCAGAGGCACAAGCCGACGTTGCAGCCACTCCAGTAGATGCGACCGTACAAGCAGAAACACCGGCACCGGCTGCAGAAACGCCAGAAACACCGGTAACAGTTGAGCCGCCCGTTAAGGCTGAACCACCTAAAAAACGTACAACAACGCCTAAAGCTGCAAAAGTTGCAGAAACACCAGCACCCGTTTTAGACGTAGTTCAAGTCCATGTACCAGAAACACCGGCACCAGCTCCAGAAACTCCAGCAGATGAAGCACCGGCAGCAGATGCTCTAGCTCCGGTACAAGAGCAAGCAGGTCCGGTACAAGCTCCGGTACAAGAGCAAGCGGCACCAGTAAAACCGCTTGAGAATGGCTTTTCCTGGGGTTCTAAGCGCAAAGAAAAGAAAGCCCAGGAATCGGCCGATCAATCTTGTGAGGTTGAAGTAACCAACACGGGCGCTCATTCATTTGAGACTTATACACGCACTCCATTGCCGACCAATCAGGCAGTGGTAATTACGTGTGAAAGTCCACGACAACGTGCAGCAGTTGTAAGCAAGCTGAATAAGTTAAACCAATTGGCTGGTGTAAATCGCTACATCACCCTTGTTAAGTAAAGGGGCCAATATGACTTATATTGTTGGCCTTATTGATGGTGAGCTCGACGTTCAAAAGGTATTGGATGAAGATTTAGAGTCGTTCATCAATGACCTGAAAAACAACGAATACCCATCATCATTCGCCGTGGCTTATCAGACTCATTCAGTCTTTAATAGCGACGTTGAGCTTAAAGTTGCGGTATTCCAGAAAGGTTCTTCACTTCAACCTGAAACCGCCGTTTTAAAACTTACCTGGGTAGATTCTTACACCGGTGATGAGGTCCTAAGTGTCCAGGGCACCATGTCTACCGATGAAAACGATTTATCAAGTATTGGTAATGTCGCGTATGCAAAAGAAGAATTTTCTCAATTCGAGCTCATTATTGGTGATTTCTTTGCTGAAATGCTGGAAGAGTCAGAAGATGAATTTCTCAATTTGCCAAATGGTTTAGGGCGTAACTTTTACCAGTTAAGCCTTGAGGCAGACGACCGCACGGCGCTCACCATGGATGAGCTATTCGATGCAATCGTTGAAGCGGAAGATTTGCCAAACTACTTGTGTATGTTCTTCAACAATAATGTCCAGTTATTTCAAACACTGTTACGTGTGAGTGAAAAGCTTAACGTACCGTTTTATGTTGAATTAGACCCTACATTATTGCCAGAACAACATGCTCAAATTGCCGAAGAGCTAAGTGCTTATAGCCATCGTGTGACGATTATTGCAAATGCTGTATTGGCTCGCCCAAATAGTGCTGAAACATTACGCGGTAAGAAAAAACCACGTTATGCCTTAGGCACGATTATGGGTTATACGCTACTCCGCAATGCAAATACCGACTCACAAGGTTTTGCACCAATCCAAAACCCAGTAGCGGGCTATCCCTTCCCAATGCGTTGGGCTGGGATGGAAATGCGACCAGACGTTAAATACAACGAAGAAACCAAGGAAATGCTCGCTAAAGCAAAAGTAAACATGGTTTTACTTGAGCGTTACGACACTGGCCCTCGTTTTGTTTTAGCCGATGTTTTAACGCAATACGACAGCAAAACCAGCGTATTGCGTTTGACGAACTCGGCTGAAATTTCGATGTTTATTGATAATCGTCTAATCAATATCTGTAAACGCCACTTACTCAAAGCAAAAACCACGTTTAAAGCCGATGCTTTGCGTGAATGCCGCGCGTTTTTAGAAGGCTGTGCTACCGCTGGCTTATTGGTTGAATCGGCCGATTTAGGCGGGAAATATACGCTTGATATTACTGATCGTGCAGACCGACCACATGATGCGGTTGACCTGAAATGCGGATACCGTCCGGAAGGTACAGTGCGCGCCGTTTACTTATCTACAAGTGTTCATAAATAATTATTGGGTGAAAAAAATGTTAGGAAAAAATATTGGCGTTGATTTTAGCTTTATCGCTACAGTTGCGCGTGAAGAGTCACAAAAGAAAAAGCAAACCGTAAACGGTTTTGATAGTGCCGCTGGCGATGCTGCAGAAATGGTAATGAGTGCAGACGACCACGGCTTTAGTTCTGAATTGTCTCAATTACGTCGTACAGCGTTGTTCTCTGTGTTGCAGTTAGCCGATGATATTATCTCTGGTGACTTAGATGATGATGAATTGCCAAGCGACCGTTTAGACGCTTATTTATCTCCAGAGGGTGATACCGACGGCGAAGATGAAGAAAGCGATCAAGTAAGCCAGCAAGTCGTTCAAATCCTGGCGGCTAACATGGCTGATGCTATGTCTAGCTTAGGTGTGGATGATGAAACTATCGCTAAAGCCTTTGATGTGGATATTGACGAAGCAGACGAAGCTATCGAAAAACTAGCTGAAACAATCGAGCTCAATTTTCCTAAGGGTGAAGAGTTGGAGGGCTTCATTACATCATTCTTGTATGGTGAAGGTGAGCTTGATATGGACTCTGGCAAAATCGATGGGTTCGATAGTGCCGCTCAAATGGGTAAAAACAAAGTCCGTAAAAACAAGTATGGCCAAACATTAGTTTATAAAGGCGTTAAAGCCGTTCGTAACGGTAAAGTAACCGTGGTAAATAAACGTGTGGGTAATACTGCAATGAAGGTTAAACTTTCAGCTAAACAAAAAATGGCATTGCGTAAAGCTGGTGCTAAGGCAATTACGCCTAACGCGATTAAAAAGCGCCTGAAATCTATTTCTATTGGCCGTCGTAACGGTTTATATGGGAAAGGAAAAGGCCTTTAATTCTTAACCTAAAAAAGGACCTTTACGGGTCCTTTTTTCATTTCTGGGACCTAGAGATATATTCATTATTATTTATCTACAGGGAACATTAATAATGAAACGTGGTACCCGTATTAAGGTTTGTAAAAT